CGAAAGGGCCCCTTTTTTTATCTAAATAGAAATAAAAATGGCTACTGGACACGCATTTACATCTCAAATACAAAATAGAAACTTCTTATCTCCTGTAGGATTTAAGTTTCTATTGAATAGATGCCCAAAGGTTGCGTTCTTTTCCAACAGTGCAAACATTCCTGGGTTGACTCTAGGAGTTGCAGAGCAACCAACGTATCTAAAAAACATTGATACGCCAGGAGATAAGATTGCTTTTGACGATTTAACAATCAGATTTTTGGTTGATGAAAATCTTGAAAACTATATGGAAATTCAAAACTGGATTCGTGGTCTTGGATTTGCAGATAGTTTAGATGAAATTTATGATCTGCAGAGACAGCAAAAATATGTCGATACTACAGATTCAAAGTTGATGAATGTTTACTCTGATGGTACTCTGCATATTTTAACAAGCAGCAGCACACCAAACTTTAAGTTAAAATTTAAAGACCTGTGGCCATACTCATTGTCAAATCTTCAATTCGATGCTACCGATTCTGACATCGAATATTTGACTGCAGAGGCAACTTTCAAGTATACTATCTATGATATAACCGATTTAAATGGCAATAAATTATGAGTTTTGATCTTGATACAATTCAAAAAATGTGGGAAGCAGATTCCCAAATTGATTTAGATAATCTTCACACCGAATCATTAAACATTCCAGCACTTCATGCAAAGTATTTTGAACTCTATAACAATATAGGTTTGCTGAGAAAAAAGGCTGAACAACAAAGAAGGAACATTCGCCACGAAAGATATGAGTACTATACTGGAAAAGCAGATCCTGATGTTTATGTGGAGGATCCATTCCCAAAAAAAATTCGTGACAAAGATACTCTACAAAAATATCTTGATGCCGATGAAAGACTTTCTTCGATTTGTTTGAAGATTGATTACTATGACACGATGTTAAATTATTTGGAAAGTATCCTTAAAGTCATTCAAAACCGAACGTATCAAATTAAGAATGCAATTGAATTCATAAGATTTCAGTCTGGATTAGGTTAATAAATATTTCCAGATGAATGGACTTATGTGAGAACAACAGATCTTGTTATATCTAAATCTAACGAAGTATTTCTGAAAGTTAATACAGATCCTCATATTGAGTACGAACTAAGGGATCATTTTAAGTTCGAAGTTCCAAATGCAAAGTTTATGCCACAATATCGTGGTAGAAATTGGAATGGAGAAATACATCTATATGATATGCGATCTAAACAAATCTACGTCGGGCTTCTGGATAAGATCGTAGATTTTTGCAATCAATACGGATATACTTATAAGTTTGATGACAATAAATTTTATGGGCTTCCATTTGAGGTCAATGAAGGAATCTCATATGAAGGCGTCAAAGATTATATGAAGTCTATATGCTCACACACTCCTCGGGATTATCAAATTGAGGGAGTATATGATGCCCTACGACATAATCGAAAGTTGCTGATAAGTCCCACTGCGTCAGGTAAATCGCTGATGATCTACGCCCTCGTGCGGTACTATATGGATAGGAATGAAAAAATTCTTGTAGTCGTTCCGACGACCAGCCTTGTAAGTCAACTATACGGGGATTTTCACGATTATGGGATGGATGTTGAGTCATACTGTCATCAAATCTATGCAGGAAAAGAAAAGACCAGTGAGTATCCTATCACAATTACAACCTGGCAGTCAATTTATAAATTAGAACGTTCGTTCTTTGAAGATTATAATGTTGTGATAGGAGATGAAGCTCATCTCTTCAAGAGTAAGTCATTAATATCTATAATGACAAAACTACACCATGCCAAGTATCGGTTTGGTTTTACCGGAACACTTGATGGAACACAAACACATAAGTGGGTTCTGGAAGGATTGTTTGGCCCATCGTATAAGGTTACAAAAACCGAAGAGTTGATGAGACAAGGACACCTTTCTCAATTAAACATTCGTTGTTTAGTCCTTAAGCATCCACCACAAAAATTTGAAACGTATGAAGATGAGATTCAATATTTAATTTCACATGAACAAAGAAATAACTTTATTAGAAATCTTTCTTTAGATCTCAAAGGAAACACTCTGGTTCTTTTTGCAAGAGTTGAGGCTCATGGAGCGGTTCTTTTTGAAAAGATAAATAATGATAAGCGAGATGCCCGCAAGGTATTCTTTGTCCATGGCGGTGTTGATACAGAGGAAAGAGAGTTAGTCAGAGAAATTACTGAGAGAGAAGACAACGCAATTATTGTTGCCTCTTATGGAACTTTTTCTACTGGTATTAATATTAAGAGACTCCATAATGTTATTTTCGCTTCACCCAGTAAGTCGAGAATTAGAAATTTACAATCAATTGGAAGAGTACTTAGAAAGGGAAAAAATAAATCTGAAGCAGTACTCTACGACATCTCTGACGATTGTACATATAAATCAAGAAAAAACTATACTCTAAATCACTTTATTGAACGAATTAAAATCTATAATGAAGAAAATTTTAACTATGATATAATCACAATTCAATTAAAGACATGATAGAAGATGATTTTTACGCAACACTTAAATTAAAATCTGGAGAAGAAATCTTCGCTAAGGTCGCAGCTACCGAAGAAGATGATCGGACTTTATTGATCGTATCAAATCCCATCATTGTTTCTGAAATCAAAGGAAGAATGGGAATCATGGGATACAAAATAGAACCATGGCTCAAAACAACTACTGAAGACATGTTCATTCTGAACATGGATGACATCCTTACAATGAGTGAATCATCTGATATGGAAATGATTTATATGCACCAGTCTTACATGAAACAGTATCAGAAGTCCAAGAACAAGCAGACTAAACTGAATAAAGATCTTGGCTATATCTCCAGTGTCGATGATGCTAAAGAGATCTTAGAGAAGCTCTTTAAAGATAGCTAATCTCCCATCTGAACCCGGACAAAGGTATTCTACACATATTTCTGTTACTTGTCAAGCATTTGTAAAAGTGCTATAATTCATACATATTATGAGTTAATTTAATGATAACTACAGCAATTATGACCAAGAGGAAAAGGTCAGAACATTACGTTAATAACAAAGAGTTTCTTGCGGCTTTAATTAAGTATCGTGAAGATAGAGAAATTGCAGAAATCCAAGGAAACCCAAAACCACCTATTCCACGATACATTGGTGAGTGTTTTCTGAAGATTGCAAAACATTTATCATTCAAACCAAACTTTGTCAACTACATGTTCAAGGATGACATGATTTGTGATGGGATTGAAAACTGCGTACAATACATTCATAATTTTAATCCACAAAAGTCACAAAATCCTTTTGCATATTTTACTCAGATTATTCACTACGCATTTCTGAGACGCATTCAAAAGGAAAAGAAACAGTTAGAAATTAAGAATAAGATTCTTGAAAGCAGTGGTTTCGATGAAGTCTTTGAAGATGGTGGTGTTGACGGATCAAACTATTCCGACTATAATAGCATTAAGGATGCGGTTTATTCTAAACTCAGATACTGAATGAAAGTAGCAATCATTACAGACCAGCATTTTGGAGCCAGAAAAAACTCTAAACTTTTTCACGATTATTTTTTACAATTCTACAATGAAGTATTTTTCCCGACCCTGGAAGGGGAGGGAATCACTACGGTTGTAGATATGGGTGATACTTTTGATAGTCGTAAAGGCATTGATTTCTCTGCCCTTGCATGGGCTAAAAACAATTACTATGATCGTCTTGCTTCTCTTGGATGTCAAGTACATACGATTGTAGGTAATCATACAACCTATTACAAGAATACTAACAACGTCAATTCCGTAGATCTTCTTTTGCGTGAATATGAGAATGTAAAGGTCTACTCAGAAGCGACTGAAATTCTGTTAGATAAACTCAAGGTGCTGTTTATTCCTTGGATCAATCAAGAGAATGAAGAGCAGACTTTGAAGAGTATTCAGAAAAGCAAATCAAGTGTTATCATGGGACACCTTGAACTTCAAGGATTCCGAGTTAATAATCAGATGGTGATGGAGCATGGATTAGATAGTAAAGTATTCGACAAATTTAAATTAGTTTACTCTGGACACTATCACACTCGCTCTACTGATGGTAGAGTGTATTATCTTGGTAATCCATATGAGCTTTACTGGAATGATGTAAATGATTCTAGAGGATTCCATATCTTTGATACTGAAACTTTAGAACACACTCCAATCAATAATCCATTCAAGATGTTTCATAACATTCATTACGAAGATACTTCTTATCAGACTTTTGATACAAGACCATACGAAGAAAAAATTGTAAAGATTATTGTTCGCAAAAAAACTGATACTAAGAAGTTTGAGCAATTCGTTGACAAACTTTATTCTTCTAATGTTGCAGAACTCAAGATTGTAGAAAATTTTGATTTTTCTGGATGGTATGATAAAGACGACATCACTTTTGAATCAGAAGACACTCTTTCTATCTTAAATAGATATGTTGAGGAATCTGAAGTTGATTTAAATAAATCGACCCTACAAAAACTTCTTCAAGAAATCTATCAAGAAGCCTGCGAGTTAGTTTAATGTTCGTCCTAACCATCCACGGAAAAGAAGAGAAGGGTGCATATTCTGTTGTGGATGAAGATGGAGATTCGATTCTCTATCTTTTTGAAGAAGAAGACGATGCATGTAGGTTTGCTATGATGCTAGAAGACCAAGATTTTCCAGAGATGCACGTAATAGAAGTAGAAGATGATACAATTATTAAGACTTGTGAAATTCAAAACTGTAGATACACTGTGATTACTCCAAACGACATTGTAATTCCTCCACCTCAACATGATTTTATTTGAGACGATTCGCTGGAAAAATTTTCTTTCTACCGGACAACATGAAACCGAAGTTAATTTTCAAGAACACAACACAACATTGATTGTGGGAACGAATGGTGCTGGCAAGTCAACCATTCTTGATGCACTTACATTCTCGTTGTTTGGTAAGCCGTTTCGTAAAATCAATAAACCACAACTTGTCAATACAATTAACGAAAAAGATTGTCGTGTAGAAGTTGAGTTTTCGATTGGATCAACAAAGTGGAAAGTCATTCGAGGAATCAAACCAAATATCTTTGAGATCTGGAGAAATGATGCTCTGTTAGATCAAGCATCAGCATCGTCCGATCAACAGAAATGGTTGGAACAAAATGTTCTGAAGATGAACTATAAGTCTTTCACTCAGATTGTGATTCTGGGTAGTAGCACATTTGTTCCGTTCATGCAACTGTCAGCTGCAAACCGCAGAGAAGTGATTGAAGATCTTTTGGATATTAAGATCTTCTCATCGATGAATGTTGTAATCAAAGAAAAGATTCGTCAACTCAAAGAAGAAATCAAAACTCTGGAGTTGAAGAAAGAGAACTTACTCGATAAAGTTGCGATGCAGAATAACTTTATTGAAGAGTTGGAGAATCGTGGTAATGCCAATATTAATGCCAACAAAGAGAAGATTGCCAAGTTAGATTCTGAAGTTGGCATTTATATGAAAGAGAACGCAACCATTGAAGAAGATATTTTTAAGTATACAAAAGAACAAGAATTTGTTACTGGTGCATCAGATAAACTCCGTAAGTTAGGAAACCTTAAAGGAAAAATATCACAGAAAGTATCAATGGTTACTGCTGAACATAAGTTCTTCACGGAGAATACGGTCTGCCCTACTTGTACTCAAACGATTGAAGAAGAGTTTCGGTTAAATAGAATTACAGACGCTCAAGATAAAGCAAAGGAGTTGCAATCTGGCTATAAAGAGTTGGAGGAAGCAATTAAAGAGGAAGAAGAGCGAGAGCGTCAATTCACTACTCTATCGAAGGAGATTACAAAACTAACGCATGGCATTTCTCAAAACAATACTAAGATCGCTGGATGTCAGAGACAAATCAGAGATCTTGAATCTGAAATTCAAACTATTACCGAGAACCTTGCAAACAGAAATTCTGAACATGAAAAACTAGAATCCTTCAAAGACAATTTAAAAACTACATACGACGATCTTTCTTCTAAAAAGGACACTATCAGACATTACGATTTCTCGTATGGTCTACTCAAAGACGGTGGAGTTAAATCTCAAATCATCAAGAAGTATCTTCCTCTGATCAATCAGCAGGTTAATAAGTTCCTTCAAATGATGGACTTCTACATTAACTTTACTCTTGATGAAGAGTTCAACGAAACCGTTCAGTCCCCAATTCATGAAGATTTTTCTTATGCATCTTTCAGTGAAGGCGAAAAGATGAGAATTGATTTGGCTCTTCTTTTCACATGGCGTGAAGTAGCAAGATTTAAAAACTCCGTCAATACCAATCTGCTGATTATGGATGAAGTATTTGATTCTTCTCTTGATGGTTTTGGTACTGAAGAGTTTCTGAAGATCATTCGATTTGTCATCACAAATGCAAACATCTTTGTGATCTCACATAAAACTGGTCTTGAGGACAGATTCCAAAGTGTCCTTAAGTTTGAGAAAGTCAAAGGTTTTTCCCGTATGGTGGCCTGACCACCAAAGAACAATGAACACTCCAAACTGGCAACACCACTCTAAGAAGGAGCAAAAGCGTAAACTGAAACCGCAAGCACTTCGACAGGCAAAGGCACGCCGCCAAGCACTTAAGAAGCGCCTCTCACAGGGCGCTTCTTCGTTTTGGGTATAAATTCGTAGGCATAAATTTTTATTGCGTTATATCAGAAAATCAACACAAAATAAATAAATAGTGATAGAATTAAGAGGTGATTAAGATGAACGAAAACTTCTTTATCATGATGTTCTTTGTGCATGGAGGTTATTATGCACAATCTAATCTCTTACAATCAACTTGCGGGTTG